GAAGAATTCCGCAATGGTTCTGGTGGACTTATTGATCTACCTACAATGCGTTTTGATATTTACGAATTTGTCCTCAAGCGATTCAGCCATGTACAATACACTATTGAACATGTTGATAATGATGGTAATGTCTTTTATAAGGAACTACGTAAACCGATTGTTCATTATACCACGATCCCACGGGATGAGTGGCAAAAATCGGGTGACGTAGCGGATGATTTTAAATTTTTCATTCGATTCCTGAAGGACGATATTACACAACATAGAAATCGCCAAAAAGAGAAGGCTATCACGCAGCGATCGCTTATCGACATGGTGTTTTGTTCATCTTGTAATAATCCAGAACTCTTGTGTTTGTGCGAACACGACTCTCAATCGAAAGATGAGGTTGTGGCACACTATGGTGTTCAAGATTTTCTTGATACATTACCAACTGTTGATTTAGCGAATATCCAATTGATGACATCACGTTATTGTTATCAAATGGCCTTTCAAACCGAACTTTGGCGACAACTTGCAATTGCATTTTACCACCACCGAACCCAGATTGTTTTTGGTTTCAATGTGTGGGTGCGAACGCTTGTTGGCTTATTTCTGTATGCATTGGTGACAGGACATACATATTGCTTTGTCTCTTTTGTCTTATGCACCATTGTATTTGCTTTTCTTTGCTGGTTATCATTTAAGCAAGCTGTGATGGAAACATTGCAACGACGAAGTGACCAACTATCTTCACTGTGTGAAACAACATCTGATTTTGTTTATTCTCACGGTAAGAAGATGTTTGCATCTTTTGTTGTTGTTTATGGATTCTTCAAAGTTGTAGGAATGTTCCGTGCTCTTAATGATATCGCAAAGGAAGATACATCAACATATCTTGATCAAATGAACAATGTTTTCAGGCAAAAGATGGCAGAACCTCCCAAGTATTACCATCGTCCCATTGGGGATGAGCGTGATTACAAGGAAGGTTACACACGATTGCCACCATCAATGACTAAAATCGCGAAGACTACTTCTTCATCAAAGCTCCAAGAGAGATTTGAACGTATTCTACGCGTTGTGGTCATTCGTTCTAAGGGACAAGTTTTTGGGACTGTTAACGGTTTCATTTATCGTGGTAATGTTCTTGTGGTTCCCAATCATATTGTACCCGAGACCATGCCTTTCGATGTTGAAACCACGACACATCCCAATTTGCCTTCTGCACGCACAAAAGACCAAAAATTGTGCGAAAAGCACATTGTTCGTGATTACCACAATGATGTTTGTTTGATTCATCTCCCGTCTGCACCTGCTGGTGCTGATATGTCTGAATTTTTCCCAACATCCGTCCCTGATTGGCGGACCAAAGGAACTGTTCTTATTCATAAAACAAGTGACGGTGAACTCAGAATTTCTCGACAAGCGATAAAGCAATATATCGCCATAGATGGAAAGAAACAGTTGAAGTATGTTGGAGACGTGGAAAAGCCAGGTTTTATATTTGGTACCACTCGTTCCTCAACCACTTTTGTTACTGATAACCCATTTGTGTGTGAACTAGAATTCAACTCATTTGCAGGTCTTTGTGGGTCACCTTACATTGATCATGAGCGTGGTGTGATCTACGGATTTCATATTGCAGGTTATGCTCACGGCAGTCGTTTTGGCTGGTTGAATTGCTTACTCAAACCCAATCTGGATAGAATGTATCAAGAACTGGACAACAAGACACCTCAGATGATTTTATCATCGCAAGGTGTTGTTCGTATTGATCAATTCCAATCTGGAATGGAGATTGTGCCAGGGGCACCTCATTATTTGCGTGATGATGGTCGAAAGAAAGATGCAATTTGTACTTTCTTCGGCAAAGTCCACAAATATGGGATGCCCTTGGAAGAGCGGGCTAGGACACCATATGTTCCAACGAAATTTAAAGGCGTAGAGGATGAATTTGGCAAACCCAATTCTCGACCGCCAAGTAAACCCAATGACATTGAGAAGGGTATGAAGACATTGAATAAACTTCATGATCCTAATCAACATTATCGCCATGATTTGTTAGAAAAGGCCTTGAATGATCTCGAAGGAGATATCATGGCTGCTTTCGACAAAGATGTGGAGGGTAACTCTGAAATGATGCGTTTCTATACGCAGCAAGAGGCATTGGATGGAATTGGCGTGTTTGGATTGAGTGGTATGCCGAACAATACATCTGCCGGCACCCCACTTAATATGAGTAAACGTCGTATTCTCAAGAAAGATCCAATGGATGAATCTTTGCCAATGATCCCTCGTGAATTTGAGCCCGAATTTGGTGTTCAAGAGGTGATTGACGAGACATGGGAAGCCTGGAGGAGTGGTGAACGAGCTGAACCAATCTTCAAGGCGAGCTCCAAGGTTAATGAGCTATTACCTATTGCAAAAGCGTTGGAGAAAGTGCGAAAATTCTATGGTTCTCCCATTCAATTTCTCGTACCATCTCGGCGAGTGTTGCCAGGACTGATAATGTTCTGTCGTCGTTATTGGAAAGAAACCGAATGTTTGGTCGGAATTAACGCTACTTCTAGAGAGTGGCGTGAACTCCGAGACCATCTTGCGGAATATTCAACTACGCAAATGATTGCTGGTGACTTCTCTGGTTTTGATACCTGCATGGCGCAACAAATTACAACAGGCGTAGCAAACCTGATTGTTAAATTGTATCGTCGTGCTGGACGAACTGAAGAAGAAATCACTATCTTGCGAGGTTGTTTATCGGATATCTGTAATCCCAATGTTCTTTTCATGGGAGATTTGTACAATTTCGCTAATATGAACCCATCTGGGCAACCAATTACGGTTCAATTGAACGGATTGTGTAATTCAATCATGATGCGCTATGTGTATTTTGCACTGCGTGAACGATTTGGGATTGTAGATAAACATCACTTTTCTCAAGACATTCGTCTGGGAACTTATGGAGATGACAATGCAATGGCAGTTCGTAAGGCCTGTACGTATTTTACACATACACTTTGCCAGGAGGAATTTGCAAAGGTTGGCGTGAAGTACACGATGGCTGATAAAAATGCTAAGTCAAGACCTCACATCACGATGGACGAATTGTCCCTTTTGAAGAGAGGGTTTGTTTGGCATGACGAACTCGCAACTTTTGTTGCACCCATTGAAATGGAATCGGTGATTAAGAAATTCCATTATCTCCAAAAAGACTCAGAAACACCTCTTTGTGCGGAAGAGCAATTTGCCGCTTACGTTGATTCTGCTCAACGTGAGATGGCATTACGACCACGCGGTGAGTATGATGACTTTGATGCCAAAATTGCACGAATAATCGCGCGCAATCCGGAATTGAAGATGCACATTTACCGACGAACATATGACGAAATTTTGCAAGAAATTGCACCAGCATATCGTGATGGATATGTGCCCGATAATGGAAAGCTTTTCTCTGAAAGTGGGTTGACATTTGAAAATTGTTACACCTACGACATGTAAGTCTTTCTTAACGGCACACATCATGTGATTGCTAGTGGTGATTTTGTTTATATTCATGATTAATTTTTACATTTTTGTTGTTACTGTTTTTACATATTACATATTTGTATATTTTATATATACATTTTGATAGTATCACAAAATTAATAATAAATATTACATAAATTTTAATATCATAATTTTGTTCATTTTGTTCCCGAGTGGAATTATGCTTATCAATTTATAACAAACCATAGTTTGATGCGACTGTGGTTTTGCACACATTTTGCATTACTATATATTTCATAATACATATATAATTCATAAAACATAATTTATAATGAGTACTTTGCCAGTTTGTGTACTCTGACCTACGTGGAAACAAATAAGGGCTTGTATGTTGATTACGGCGCAGGATAATGATGGTTGATTATCCAACGAACGCTCATACATGCAGCAAAAACCAAAAACGGACCACAGATTCATGCAGTTGTTGGTCTTGTACACAATTTGCATTACTACATATTTTAATAACATAACAAAATATCTTAATAAACACTTTTTATATAATATTTTCATACAATTTACATTATTCATGTCAATTGCAATGACTTGCTTTGAGACATTTTCGATGATTGAACACCTAATTGAGAACTTCAATTGGTCTCTCCTTTATTTTTGGAGAAGACCAGTTGACTTTCTCCTCATTGAAATAGAAGAAGTCCTTGCAATGTTGCCTTACATTGAGGCGGGGAGGTTCCACGAACTTAAGTTCCGAACAGTTGAAGATTATATCACAAAGATTGATTTGTTACGCCATCGTGCAACAAAGGCGATGTCACAGGATGACATTCGTTCGCGTTCACTTTGGCTAACAAAGATTGCCCGATTGGCTCAGGTTGCACAAAATTTGCGCTTGAGCTATTTCGATAGTTCATTGAGAGAACAACCTTTTGGTATTCTCTTGATTGGACCACCTGGCTGTGGTAAATCAAGTTCGGCTGTCCGAATTGCCCAACGATTGTGTGAAAGTATTGGCAAACCACTATTGCGTTCTGACATGGTAGTACTCAATGAGTCGGATGATTTTCAATCTGAATATCGTTCGAACCATAGAGTGGTTATCTTTGATGATGTTGCTGCAACGAAACCAGATATGGATACGGGAAATCCTTTTCGAAAAGTTATTGATTTTATCAACAACATTCGGAAGACTTCCCTGAATCCGCATTTGGAGTTGAAGGGCAACATTCAAATTGAACCTGAGATAGTAATTTGCACAATGAATCGTGCTGGACCTATGAATACTTGGAGTGTTGAACCGTCTGCATTGTTTAGGCGTTTTAAGGCTGTCATCGTTTTGAACGATGAAAAGCTGGGAGCGTTAACTACAATCATTTCGACTCAACCAAATGCGAAAAATATCAAAGAGATGAATTTATTTGGCAAAGCACCTGCGGGAGCCGAATTTACAAATCTTTATGACAGTTATGGTGGTAAAGCCACCACTGGTAGCAATATTTCGCTGTTCGAGAATAAATTTGTAGATGTAACAACTTTAATTCCTAAAATTATTGATCTTTACACTGATCACCGTGAAGAACAGCGGAATTTTGTTGATTTCATTAACAGCACTTTTCATGAACCGCCAACAGTTTGGAAGCGTTTTCAACAGTTCCTTTCGTCTTACAACCCGTGGACAAAGAAGCGAATTGTTGCTCACGAAACGCAACCGATGTTGGTAGATTCAAACACACCGTTGTTGGTCTCACAATCGAGTTCACATATCGATAATAGAGACATTGGAACAACACGAGAAACATTGGAGCCCCAGATGGGTGAATGGAGTAATTTTCTATCTACAGATGAGGAGGTAGTCAACTTTGGAACACTTGATGATGATAGTGCTTCAACCATTTATGAACCCCATCATGGATCAGATTCAGATAATGATTTGGTAGATGAATTTGAGGATGATGCTGTTCTAGAACGTTGGTTTGGAAGTCGCAAGACAAATCCACTCCACCTTTCTTTAGCACACATGCTCGATTCTCAACTGAATGATGATAAAAGAATCTATGGTTTCAATCGTGATCATTATGAGGAATTGCGTCCCTTATTGAGTGATGCAACACAAGTTTCAGTATTACCGTATGGCTTTGCCAACGGGGATGTTGAGTACGTGGCATCGGGTTATGCACAGACCATTGTGCGTCCCTCAATGTATCGTACTTATCTCCTCGAGGATTTGGACATGTGGTATTTACAGACTTGCTACGACCCTGATTTCGCTCATCCCAATGAAAATGAGATAACTGAGATTAGAGAATCAAAGCATAAAGATGATGAAACAACCACTCATGATGATTTCAACTTGGACAATTATTCTGACAATCAAGAGTCACTTTCACACGACTCATGTAGTGATGATGATGATTCGAGCAACGATAGCAGTGTTGAGGATGTATATCCGCACACCAACATTGTTGCCGTTGAATCAACATCACAAAATGATGAGGTTTTGCAGAAGATGTTCAGTTGTTTTAAATTTCCAGACATGTATTACAATTGCAAGAACGTGCGCCAATTGCGTACATTCTGCAAGCATTTCTCATGGCATTTCGTCCTAGAGTGGTGTCTTGTTAATGGTAACACACCTATTGATGCAATAATGTGGGACCATGAAAACAAGGTGCTCTATGTTGTTGAGGCCAAAACTTCAGCATCGAAGGCACAACGTGCAAAGGCACGAAAGCAAATAGTAAATGCAGTAAACATTGCAGCTTCCGTCTTTTTACCGATTGACCCAACGATCCGAGTTGTTGGATTGTTGGTCTATCATACACAAAAGAAATATGTCTTTCAGACATTTCGAGGTGCTGTCCTAAAATACTGGAAACAAGAATGTGAACAAAATATGCGTCGCGCGGCTGACGCAACCATGGATTACGAATGCATGGAATAGAACTTACGTTCGATCGAAGATCGAATACGACAATATGGCACAAGGATGTTATATAACCTGGTCGAACGTTAAGTTCTGCCGGGGTATTTTTTACCTTGTAGCCAGCCTATTTTAGTCGGGGTGAGTTCTTTAAGAATTGAATCTTACCGGGTGAACATTTTCTCGTTCACCTGGTTCGTTTTCTTTTTGAGCCAGCCTTT